ATCCTGGATGATCTTAGAGATGATTCATTCAAGTACCATGATTTTCTTAAGCTGCTTGATAATCATACATTGAGCTCTTCTAAAAGCCGGTACCGTAATAAACCCTTCATTGGAGACATGATAATAATCACGTCTACCCGTCCTATTAATGATTGGTATTTCAGTAAAACACCTGAGGATAAACACCAGCTGTACAGGCGTGTTCGTGAGTGGCTTAAATTTGATGGCGATAAGATTTATGGTTATGAGTACAGCGATTTAACTAATCGTTATGAGCTTGTATGCACTGCGGTAAATCCTGTCGTTATGGAGGCTAAGAAGCGACGTGATTTTATGCTTGGTATTTTCGATGGTATGGGGGTCGAGTTTACACCTGAGAAGCGCAAGGAGTTTGCTGATGCTGTCGAGGGTGTTTCTGATGAGGATTGGAGACGTGCGTTGTCCGGTGATAACAGTACTGAGCATAGACATTTCATAGAGTCACAGTCCGGTTTATCTTCACGATTACCGACTTTAGAAGAAGCACTTGAAAAACGGAAGCAAAAGAAGTTACTTGATTCGGATTTGAATTCTTCAAGCTGATTTCTGTCTCCTAGCGGAGGGGTATCCAGAAATATTTTGAGGTTGCAGCAAGCCCGCTTGATTGCATGGCGTTGCCGGCTTTAGACGGCCTGAGCCTATCTGCTAGCTAGGGCTTGCGGTACTCCTACAGATTTGATTAATTCTTCAAGAAAGTATGGGGGGTAATATTATGAACAATGTTCTTTATTTGTGTCTGTCTGGCCTTACGTGGGACGAGGCTTATTTATTGGGGGTTATGTCTCGAAATGGGTTGATTGCCGTTTCTGCGGGATCTCGTGATCAGTTAAAGGTCCATCTTTTAAGTGTATCACCTAAATATTTCTATCGTTATCTATCGGGAAAGCGGCCAATTGATGGCCCGGTTGTACTTAAGCGGAGTGAGGAACGGGTTCGCCAATTAAGCGTATCGTTTAATTGGTGAAATTATATTGAAAATTTGAAATACTTTGAAATTTTGAAATCCCTTGTTCCCTGGTTGGGTTGAATGGGGGGGTAGTCCCCAGCCGAGCTCCTGCCGGCGGGCTACCCCCTTCACCCTCCTGGTCAGGGTTCTTTTTTTATTCGTCCGGTTTGTTTGCTTGGGTGCAAACCTTCATATCCTTAGCGTGACTATATATTATAAGTGTATGTAATGTATGTTTACTTTTTATAATCAATATCTATAACGCGTTTCTATCATTCCCTGAAACGCGTGGTAAATGTATGTAGCGTATGCGAGAGTATCCCGCGTTTGTATGGTAAACCGGTTTCGGGAGGGTTTAAATTGGTCAAGAGTTATAGAAATGCTAACATACGTGTCACCGCCGAAAACTCTACAGAACAGGAAGGGGCGGTTACATACACGTTAGCTGATATTGAAAATAATTTGATTGATTGGTCTAAGTCTGCTAATATTATTTATTGGTTTATTGAACATCCTGCGGATGATGAGGTTAGCACTACTCATTATCATATTGTGATTAAGTTTAAAAGTCCGGTACATTTTGACACTATTAAAAACCGTTTTCCTTATGGTGATATTGAAAATACACGGAACCTTAGAAACTCTATTCAGTACCTTATTCACTTTAATGATAAAAGTAAAGTTCAGTATTCTTGGGATGATATCAAAACTAATTGCGTGGATATGAGTCCTTATAAAGTTCAGTCTAGTGCTCAGCAAGAGGTTACTATTCAGGCTATTTTGGAGGCTATTGATTTAGGTAAAATAAGGGAGTATAACCAGTATACAGATATTCCTATTGCTATATGGTCAAAACATAAGACTAGAATTGCTAACGCTTTAGAATATTTTAGAGAGAGGGTATGTATGGATAAGAACAGAAACATTACTGTAGTCTTCATGAGTGGGCCTACTGGAATTGGAAAAACTACATTTGCTAAGATGTATAGCAAGTCTCGTTACCCTAGTGTGGAGCCTTGTGTCTCTTCATCGTCTAATGATCCATTGCAGGACTATAAGGATGAGCCTGTTTTAATCCTGGATGATCTTAGAGATGATTCATTCAAGTACCATGATTTTCTTAAGCTGCTTGATAATCATACATTGAGCTC